CGTTGCGTTTAAGGCCAACAAGGAGGCTTTTGGATGAGTGACAACAAGGCAATCATTGAGGATTTTCTTTCTCATAATGGAATTACAGACGCAGAACTTTCCCACTATGGCGTAAAAGGTATGCGCTGGGGCGTTCGGCGTGGTAAAAACCAGACCGGTGGGTCCGGGCAACAGAGTCGAAAAGAACGTCGTAAGGAAAAAGACTCGCAGATTGAGAAAGCACGTGAGATTGTTCTTCAGAAGAACATCGAACTTGAGTCCCAGGCCTTTAATACCTATACTGCAAAGACCCACGCGGGTCGTGTCGCGGCGACCAAGGCCTATGACCGAATGTCTGCGGAGCTTGTTAATAGTCCAGAATACGCCATGGCTAGGAAGATGACTAGCCGGGAAAAGCGTGCGGTTGGCTCGGTTCTTGCCATGTATGGAGGCGCAACCGTTGCTATGATTGCTCTTTCTAAAGTTGGTTCCTGACATTTATGGATAGGCATATTTTTAAACAGTAAGGGCGGGTGAAGGATATTTCGCCATTGACTGCAGAACAGATTAACAAGGCTCAAATCGAAGTGTTTGGACCTAAGATGACAGACGACACAGGATAGGAGGTGAACATGTGGTAAGTATTAGGCAACGTATTAAACGAGCCTGGAACGTGTTTGCTGCACAAGAGGAGCAGACATACAGGCCCCCGACCTATGAGCTTGGCACAAGTTACGGAATTCGTCCTGATCGTCTGAGGTTATATTCTTCAAGCGAAAAGTCAATCGTTTCTTCGGTGATCACCAGGATTGGTATTGATGTCGCTGCTGTTCGGATGCTGCACTGTAAGCTTGACGAACAGGGACGATTTTCCTCAGAGATGGTAAGCGGTCTCAACAACTGTCTCACCTTGGAGGCAAACATTGACCAAGGCGCTACTGCGCTGCGTCAGGATATTGTAATGACAATGCTCGACAAGGGCGTTGTAGCAGTGGTTCCAGTAGACACGTCTGATGATCCTCTGGAAACAGGAAGTTATGATATTCTCACAATGCGCGTCGGCGAAATCGTGCAGTGGTATCCGCAGCATGTTCGTGTGAAGCTTTACGATGATCGAACAGGTCGAAAACAAGAACTGGTTCTCCACAAGCGAGACATTGCTATCATAGAAAATCCACTCTACGAGGTAATGAACTCTCCAAACTCTACCTTGCAGCGGCTGATTCGAAAGTTGAACATCTTAGATGCCATTGACGAACAGTCTGGCTCTGGAAGGTTAGACCTCATCATCCAACTTCCTTATGTAATTAAGTCTGAAACCCGAAAGCAACAGGCAGAACAGCGGCGTAAGGATATCGAGGTACAACTCAAAGACTCTCAGTATGGAATTGCATACGTCGACGGCACTGAAAAGATAACCCAGTTAAACCGACCTGCAGAGAACAACCTTCTTAAGCAGATCGAGTTCCTTACTGGAATGCTGTACGGACAACTTGGTATCACAGAGGAAGTGTTTAACGGTACGGCGAGTGAAGAAGTCATGCTCAACTACCACAACAGGACAGTTAAACCGATTCTTAAGGCAATCACAGAAGCATTCAATAGGTCATTCCTAACCAAGACAGCCAGAACACAAGGGCAGTCTGTAGAATTCTTCCGTGACCCATTCGAACTGGTGGCTATTAGTTCTATTGCTGAAATCGCTGACAAGTTTACTCGAAACGAGATCCTTACTTCAAACGAAGTGCGGGCAATCATTGGGTTCAAGCCCGTTTCTGATGCAAAAGCTGATCGGTTACAGAACAAGAACATCCCGCCGCCGACGGAATCAACTCCCGATTTAGAAAGCGACAATCAAAATGGAACCTGATTTTAGCGGTTACGTCACGAGGAATGATCTCAAATGCTCTGACGGCCGCACTATCCGAGCCGGGGCATTTGCTCACTGCGATGGAACTAAGGTCCCTCTTGTCTGGCAGCACCAGCATGGAGAGGCGTTTAATGTTCTTGGGCATGCCCTTTTAGAAAATCGTCATGACGGGGTGTATGGTTATGGTTTCTTCAATGACACTGAAGCCGCAAACCACGCCAAGACACTTGTGAAGCACGGCGATATTGTCGCGCTTTCAATCTTTGCAAACAACCTCAAACAGCGAGGCGGTGACGTCCTACACGGCAATATTCGTGAGGTAAGCCTCGTTCTCTCAGGTGCGAATCCGGGCGCTTTCATTGAAAACGTCTATATTAAGCACGGCGATACATCCGAGGTAAGCGAGGATGAGGCTATCATCTACACAAATATGCCTCTCGAGCATGCCGAATTACCAGCACGAAAGGATCAGGAAGCAATGGCTACTGACACCAAGGAAAAGACCATCCAGGACGTTTTCGACTCTCTTACCGAAGAACAGAAGAACGTCGTTTATTACATTATCGGTGAGGCTCTTAGCCAGAACAACGATGATGAAGAAGCCGCGCAGTCGAACATGACTGACGGCGATTCCCTCAAGCACACTCTGGAGCTTCTCGACCAGGAAGGTTACACCATCATGCCCCGTAACGTCTTTGAGCAGAATGGCGTCGCAGACGCTGAGTCCCTCACTCTTACCCACGCTCAGCTGGAGACCATCGTCAAGGATGCTCAGCGTATCGGTTCGTTCAAGGAGTCGTTCCTTGCTCACGCCGAGGAGTATGGTATCACCAACATTGACGTCCTCTTCCCGGATGCTCGTACCCTCACCGACAAGCCTGAGCTCATTGCTCGTCGGACCGAGTGGGTCAAGGGCGTTATTGATGGGGCGAAGCACTCTCCGTTCTCTCGCATCAAGACCGTTGGCGCGGACATCACTGCCGAAGAGGCAAGGGCGAAGGGTTACGTCAAGGGCAACAAGAAGAAGGACGAGATCATTCGTCTGATCAAGCGGGTCACCACCCCCACGACTGTTTACAAGAAGCAGAAGTTGGATAGGGATGACATCGTGGACATCACCGACCTCGATGTCGTTGCGTGGCTCAAGTGGGAGATGCGCTTCATGCTCGAGGAGGAAATCGCTCGTGCGGTTCTCATCGGTGACGGCCGCGAGCCCGACGACGAGGACAAGATCGACGAGGAGAAGCTTCGTCCGATCGCCTGGGATGATGACATGTATTCCCACCAGGTTTCCATTCCCGCAAACACCACGGCAGATGGTCTGGTCGAGTCGATTCTTCGCGCCCGTAAGTTCTACAAGGGCACCGGCACCCCGGCTCTCTACACCACGGACGACATCCTCACCGACATGATCCTTCTGAAGGACAAGGTTGGCCGTCGTCTGTACAACACGGAGGCCGAGCTTGCTGCTGCGCTTCGCGTTAGCAAGATTGTCGTCGTGGAGCCGATGGAGACCGTTCCTGACCTTCTTGCGATCATCGTCAACATGGCCGACTACACCATTGGTGCGGACAAGGGCGGCGAGATCTCGATGTTCGATGACTTCGACATCGACTATAACCAGCAGAAGTACCTGATCGAGACCCGTATCTCCGGAGCCCTGACCAAGTTCAAGTCTGCGGTTGTCGTGAAGAGGACTTCTGGCACCACGGTGACGCCGTTAGCTCCGGACTTCGACCCTGAGACCAACACTATCACCATTCCGACCGTGACTGGCGTTAGCTACTTCAACGTTACTAACCCGATGTCTGAGGTTGAGCTCACCGATGGTGCTGCTGTTATCATCACCGAGACTACTGATATCGAGGCGCGCCCTGATGCGGGATACAATTTCCCGCACAACACCGACGCCGACTGGACCTTCGCTTACACTGCCCCCTGATAGATCAAAATGGCAGCAAGGTTCTACGGCAAGGTCGGTTACGGCGAGTCTGTGGAGAAAGCCGCTGGGGTGTGGGAGGACGTCATTGTCGAGTATTCGTACTACGGCGACGTCCTCCGCAACACCCGCAAGATGCAAGAAGGCGAGAAGATCAACAACGATCTCTCGGTCGGCAACTCCATCAGTATTGTCGCCGATGCGTATGCCAACGAACACTTCTTTGCCATTCGGTATGTCGAGTGGGCGGGGACTTTGTGGACAGTTTCAGATGTCGACGTGCAGAGTCCCCGCCTTATCTTGAGGTTGGGAGGGATTTACAATGGCCCCAAGGCAACAACTCCAGGAACTCCTTGAGTTTACGCTAGGATCGCCCAACGTATATTTTCAACCACCAGCCAATGTGCAGATGCAGTATCCGTGTATTGTCTATAGCAGAGACTACGCAGACACTAAGTTCGCTGGCAACAGTCTTTACCGCTACACAAAGCGGTATCAAGTCACATACATTGATCGAAACCCGGATAGTGATATTCCGGACAAGATTGCTGCGCTGCCGTTGTGCTCATTCAATCGATTCTTCACGGCAGACGGTCTAAACCACGACGTCTTCAATATTTACTTCTAGAAAGGAAGTAACATGGCAGTTCTTACCTGGGATCAGGTCGGGGAGCGTTTCTACGAGACCGGCGTTGACCATGGCGTTCTCTACATTCCCACGAATGGCGTCTATAATTCTGGCGTTGCTTGGAACGGACTCATCTCCGTTACTGAGTCTCCGTCCGGCGCCGAGCCTTCTCCGCAGTACGCGGACAATATCAAGTACCT